AGTTCTCCCTCTGCGGCCGTGTCCTCCATAACCAGGAGAGGAGACCCTTCAAATGTAACTCCGGCCTTGCCATATACAGCCCGTTGTCGGCCTAGCAATCTTTGCGTTTCTCTGCGCTTCCGGGCCGCCTCGGCTTCGGCAACGGCTTTGGCGGCTTTGGCATTACGCTTGGCAACCTGGGCATTGTATTTATTCCAGGCAGCTTGGGACTGCCCCTGCTTAACCGAAGAGTAAGCAGAGAATCCGGCAGCAATAGCCATTACTCCATATGCGGCTGCGTAAGCCATTATTTTGTCCTCGCATAAAGAATTGCGTCACATTTGTCAGGGTAATACATTTTCATGTACCCCTCTTCCTTAAATCCCAGTCTGTGCAGGAACGTGTGAGCAACGGGAAAATCTACTCTGGCATTGGCCTGAACTCTGTGGAATTTTAAAACCCTCAGCCCTTTCAGTATTTCTTTGCAAATCCAAATTTCGTGCCCGATAATGCCCTTTCCCAGGAGCAGCCAGGCTTCCCCAACTCCTTCCCATAACCCCCGGACACCCCCACAGGCAACTACAGTGTTGTCACCATTAACAGCCGACCAGGCCTCCGGGCCTTCGTTAATCTTTGCCCACTCATCAAATTCTTTGCAGTTTTGCAGGTAACCTTCCACTTCACGGAGAAGGATCTGTCTTGCGTGTCCTGCTTTGTAGGGTATCAGTTTCACATCACATCCATAGTTTTCAGTTTTGGGAGAAGAGCCGCAACCATTGCGGGATAAGGCTCCTTTACCATCAAGGTGATATCCCCTTCAGTATCAAATTTCCCGGGATAAACATTGATTCTTTTGTCTCCGGTAAAAGCCGGGATCGGGGCGTCGGCAGGGTCTTCATCTCCCCGGAAAGCTATTTCCTGCCAGGCATCATCTGCGGCCTTGACCCAACATGCCCGGGTATCCTTGAACCGTATTGTCAGTTCATGGACCCTTTTGATCTTTCCCTGAGCTGTTCCGGCCTGCGCTCCGGCTTCGATATTCATGGGCTGGAGAACAGAGTCGTACTGGAACCCCGCAACAAGTGCTCCTACATAAGCAGACAAAGAGAAGGTTCCCGTATCACTGACTGTCACGGCAGGAAGAGCACATCCATCTCCGAGAAGGTGTATAGACTCCCCTGCCAGATATTCCGCACCAGAGAAGTCTATAGCTACAACTTCGGCAGTTCCTCCACCTGTGTAAGTCTCAAAGCCTGAAGAGTTGACGTAGTTGCCATCGGAGTCCTTTATCTTGAAGGTATCCCCGGACTTATCCGAGATAGTGAAGATGCACTCGTTTACTTCTGTCATACCTTCAACATTGACAATCCTGACATGCTCACCATTATCACAATAGTTGCCGGGAGCAGTGACAACTGCCTGGGAAGCTTTAGTAATCCCGGTAATGGCAACAGGGCCTCCCCCAGACCATGTAAGGTAAGAATCCAGGTATTGATCTCCAAACCTTTCCATGTATAATCTTGGGGAACCGTTTATCGTGCGCTCCACCAACAGCCAGACTTCATCATCTCCGGAACTTGTAATAACTGCTACATCTTTAACCTTCCCATTCGTTACCTGACGACTCCAACCCACGACATTCTGTGATCTCTCGTAAACCATATTCAGGAGAACACCATCTTCACGGACGACATTCTGTGATCTCTCGTAAACCATATTCAAGAGAACACCATCTTCACGGATAGCCCAAAGAAAAGAGTAGGGTTCTTGCTGGTAAGCTATTCTCTGGATACCCCCCGCAGTGATATGCTCGGACAGGATAGTGAGATCAGGAGCCACGTAGCCATCTTTCTCAAAATTGTAGACAAGTTCCCGAACCTTGGTTCCACCACGCTGGAGGAAGAGAACAACATCATTAACCAACAGAGCCTGAACATTTGTTGATCCCCAGGTGGATTCCCTTTTAATACTCACATTGGAAGGTGTAATGGGTTCATCGGCCCCAGAGGAACGCATTACCCACTCCCCTCCTTTTGTTCCAAGCAAAAGTTTGTCCATGGGAACAATCCACTGAATGGGATTGACACCCTTGGCAGCAATTGTGTAGATGAAGGCATCATCACCATTCGGCCCCGCTCCCAGGTTCTCATAGTCCCCGACCTTGGAACCGAAAATGGTTTGCGGCTTCTCATTGGTGGCTGCCCAGATCAGACGCTCTTCAAAGAAGTCTACGGAAGAGGGATAATGGTCTTCCTCTTCAAACAACTCGGACCAGATACCGGCATGCCCACCACTTGTATAAGCAGTGTATCCGGTACCGTCTGTTCCCTGAAGCTCAAAAGTGTTCTCGGCCCGGTTGGCAACAGTGAAACTCTTGTCATTGATCTCGGTCATTCCACTCACACCAGTAATTCTGATCCGGTCTCCATTTGCAAATCCATGATTGGAGAGAGTTATCACTATCGGAGCAGCTTGTGTTGCTCCCGTTATTGGGTAGCGAACCTTCCAAACCTTGCCACCCCCAGTATAAGCATGGAAACCTCCTCCATCAACACCTCTTAACTGGAAAGAGTCGTCAGTTCGTCCCGTCACTACCTCCATCAACACCTCTTAACTGGAAAGAGTCGTCAGTTCGTCCCGTCACTATATGAAAACCATTAATCTCATACATACCAGCAACGTCCCAAATGTTTATTTGATCTTCATTCTCAAAATTGTGTTGAGGGCAATAGACCTTGACCGGATTCGTTTTGTCTGCCCCGGTTATATTTTTGATGGGGGAACCCAGAAAGGTTATTGTCGTCAGTTCCCAGTCTGTGTGCCCATACCTCAATAATTTCCTGGGAGCGTAGTCCGGGTGGGCAATATAAAGAACATCGGCAGATTGAGTTGTATGCAGGCTTGCCAAGTCATCTTCCAGGTATGGGGTTTCAAGAGTATAGGGATCATCCCCATCCAGAATAATTCCCCCATCTTTGTAAAACCTGATTTGTTTCTCGGTGAACTCCAGGACATAAGCCTGGACAGTAGAGAATTCAAAACTTATGAGGACAGCAATGGGATTGACTTCCATAACGGAAAAGTCATCAATTACCCCAGCAAAGTTATCAGCCTTCAGTAAACCAACATGGGCATCGTCACCCCCAAAGGTTGCCCTTTCAGTGAAGGTACCGGCAGTGGAGCGGGCAGTCAGGAGAGTTCCCCCAAGGTATGCTCGGACGGAACCTGTAGTTACGGAATCTATAGTGTAAGTGACAAAGTATTCTCTGCCCTCAATACAGTCGCCGGATCGGTAAAGAGCACTCTCGGTCCCATCAGCAGCAGTGGCAACTCCGCTTCCGATAGTCCACCCTGCTCCTTGCGTCCAGCCGGCGTCGGAAGCAAAGTCTCCATTAGCGACTTGTTCCCGGCCAAAGACTTCGTTTATGTACCTGGTTCCCGGCCTTCGTAGGGCAGGGCCATGAGGAAGCGGAATAAAATTCTTGAGAGTTTTGCAGCCGTTGAAGTATTTTTGGAGGTCTACTCTGCCATAAAGAGAAGGGGATAATTCTCCGGCATTGAACGAGCAGATAATGGGGTTGGCCAAGCTCATGTCACACCAGTCGAGCGTCCAACCATGTAGAAGTGCTCAGCACATCCGGGGAACCCTCCTGACTGTCCACGGATCGGGCTTCACCGAGGGCTGCTATGTACTTCTTCTCCACCCTGTCCCGGATTGCGGAGGACTGTGTTACCGGGTAAGCCAAACAGTGAGCAAGCTTTGCTACAATGACAGCCACTAGCAAGGAGTCAAACTCTGCCGGATTGACAATTCTTTTGATGAACTCCAGGTCCACGGAAGCGTGATCGGTTAAAAGCTTTCTTCCCTCTACTTTAAAAACATTTCCGGCATCCTCATTGATTCGTAGTGCCCTGAGGCAATAGGGGGCTGCCGGAAGTGTATACTGGTAAGCAAACCCGAAAGCAGGAGCAGTGGAAAGGACTGCAAGACTTGCCCGAGCAAAGGCACAATTCCAGGGGTGGCACCTCAAAACCTGGTCTATCGTTGGTGGAAGAAACTCAGCACACAGTTGAGAATTCTTATTCGCCAAGCCCAGGTCTGTTATCCGGGTGGCCCCCAGTTCAGAGAGGGCCATATTGCAGATAGAGACAAAAGAGGCCATTAGTTGCTAACGCTAGCCGGCGGAGTGTAGTTAAAAAGCCTATCCAGGGACTGCATCACCATGTCATCCCATTCCTCGTCAGGGTCATCAATGGCCTGTAGGAGCAAATCTCTGAGAATTTCCTGGTAAGCCATACACAGTAGTTTGTTGATTGCAAATAATTTCATTTCGTACTCCTCAATATTGGGGGAGAGTTTCCCCTCCCCACAGTGGTTAGGGCGCTATCTGCAAGAAAATGAAGCCATTATCAGTATCCGTAATAGCTACCGGGGCAGAACCTACACGCACCTCATGTGCCGTAGTAGTCACCACGTCATCTACTTCTCCTGCAGCAGGTCCAGCCACTACATCTAAGCCGGCAACAATACCGCCACCCGCCAACACATTTGCGATACCCCAGGTCTGCAACCAGAAGTAATATGCAGCGGTTACCTCTACAGGGCATACACCAACTACTATCCCTGTAGGCGTTACGGCACACTGAACAACGCTCTTGTAGATATTGGCTAAAAGACCAATTCTGGAAGAAGTCGTAATTGCCCTTTTTAATGGATCATAAAGAGTCAATACGATGTTAGTCGATGAGGCTGGGTGGCTCTTGATAAGGTATAGGTCCCCTTGTCCATCCGCATCAGTTACTGCTAACCAACCATCCTTGAACCTGTTTTTCGGTTGATCAGTTGTTTTTATGGCAGCCGTGACCTGATAAGCTCCAGCAGCAGCAGCCGCCGGAGTCATGTCAGCCTGCAAAGTTGTCAAAGCCCCACCAAGTGCGGCAGACTGAATAAGGTTTCCAGTCGTCAGAGCAACCGCTCCAGCCTGAGCATAACGGAAAACCCTGCCATCATTTTTGGCATACCGTGTCCCGAGCGGATATTTCTGGGTTGCGGATATATCCAGGATTCCCTGATTCGGGATACCTTTAAGGTCTCGATAAAAGTTGTCTAATCCAATGTCCATGATAATTCTCCTCTTGTTTTAAAGGCATTCAATCTTTCATCCCTTGGAATACCAAGAAGGGCCGATATGCGTTCTTACCCCCGGCATATCAGCGGGGGAGGAGGCGACTAATCTTCCTGACATAACAGTTCAACGACTTTTACTTCTTCCATACGGGTTGCACCGAGTGATTGAGAGTAAAAGACCTGGGTTGAGTAGTTCTTATCGGGTCTCTTATCAATCTTCCCGACAGGATTCTGGCCTACGGCCATTAATATCCCATCTTGTGCCCAGGCAAAACAACTCCGGTCTCCTGATCCTCCACCAGTAGTGGTCCTGTCCAGGGGCAGCTTCTCGGAACGGATGAACTTGAACCCAAGATAGGTATCAATCTCACCTTTAACGAGGGCCTTGACCGTGTTATAGTCAGAACTCTTGATATCCGTGATAACCAAGAGATCTGATAGGACATTGGCGCTGCAAGTGAAGTACCGAGGTATGCCCTCATCAACTTCAGCTGCATCCAACATCTCCTTTACCTGTAATAAACTTGCCACTGTAATCGTTCCACTGAGATCAATTATTTGTGAGGAAGGGAAGGGGACAGGAATGCTACCCTCTTCTCCGGTGTAGGCAGTACAAGTGAAGGCGTTAATTATCTCTTCATCCATTGCCCGACCCATGGCATAACTTGCATTGAGGGCATAGGCAGATTGAGGATCAATAAGCATCCGAATCTTGTCCATGTCATCAATCAGGTCTGCCCAGTCATAATCTACCAGGCTGACTCTACGTCTGGAATGAGGAGTGGAGATCAGTGGGGTGTCACCATGACGCTCGGTTCTCTTCCGAGCTGTGGTTGCCCCTATCTGGTCATAGAATGCGTTCTTTCCGGTCTGGGGCTCTTCTCTTACCGTTCCCCGGAACCGGGTTCCCCGCTGTTGAGATAACAGTTGAACATTTGCTTTGTATTGCTGCACGAATGCAGTAGTGACTTCAAAGCTCATAATACTTCTCCTTTTTGTTCTTAGTCTCGGAGAAGCTACCCTTTTTCAGGACTCCAACCTCATCTTTTTACGCTGATTAGGCGACTCACTTTCGAGCGGTCAACAAGACGGGTTTCACCGCTACCTTATATTTATCCAGGGTAAACACGCTTATATAAATCCTGGACCTTATTCACAGCTTCAACGTGACCAGGCTTGTTTTTATCATGGTAAGGATGGTTGAGATCCCCCATTATCCTGTCAATCTCGGCCCTTGCTGTCACGGCATTATCACTTATGTGTGAAACTGCCAACTTATCTTCAGAGATTGCCTCCCCAATTCGTGAAAAGGCTTCTACCAACCAGGGAAGATTGCCCATTCCGGTTTCATCAAACCTTTTTACATCTTCCTCGTTAACAAAAGTTCTGACGGCCTTGAGAGCACGTTCTCTGTTGTCATTGTATTTGTCTCCCCACTTATCCCTCAGGAACGTTTCTGCTTCGGCCCTTGCATTTGAGAGGGTGGTCTGACTTTTATCATAAGCAGTCTTTGTCTGCTCATTGTACCAATCAAAAATTTCTGCTTCGGCCCTTGCATTTGAGAGGGTGGTCTGACTTTTATCATAAGCAGTCTTTGTCTGCTCATTGTACCAATCAAAAAGCTGCCTGGCCTGGGCAGGCTGAAGACCTATTTTGTGAGCAGTCTCTTGAAAAGCCTCTAAGAGCCCTTCGTCTACAGGAACCTCTTCCGGGAAATCTTCCGGCATTGCAAGCTCATATCCTTTCGGGTCCGCCGGGCGCCCCAGGGATGTGTAGAAAGCGTTCAAATCTTCTTCAGTAGCATCCGGTCCGGGTAAAACAACCTTGTCAGCCCCCACCATTTTCTGGGCAGAGACCAACATTTTTGCTAAACCGGGAAGGTCCTTGACTGCCGCCAGGGTCTTATCCTCCCGCAAATCTTCAGGTAACTCTGACTGCCAGCCTTCACTAAGTGTTATTCCGTCTTCCTCAAACTGCATAAAATCCTCCTATGTGCCTTAATTATATCAATTATTCGCCAGTGCCTTAATTATATCAATTATTCGCCAGAAGTCAATATTCTCTCTTTCGTTTCATCAGGTAACACTTTTGCGGCTTCTTGGGCCATTTGCATTTGGGCCTCTTGTGCTTGAGCCTCTTGCTGTTGTTGCCTGAGAGCATCAACATCGTCTTTGGGCCTCAACCATTCCCCCGGAAGGCCGACCCGTTCCCCGACTCCTCGGGCAATCTTGTCTTGGTCAAAGTTATCCATGATAGCAGGATTTACCTGTGCCCAAGGGGCTAACAGGTTAAATGTATTCTGGACGGAGCGAACTTCCATCTGCTTCATAGCCATAGCCAGCTTGCCGGTGAACTGCACTGAGTACATGCTAAGGCCAGAAGGTAAGGGAGGAAGCAGTCCAGCACGATAAACAATCCCGAGACACCTTTCAATTAAGGGGTTGAATAATTCGCTCTGGAGCCTGCCAAGCATCGGGCCGAGAATTACTAACTTTTCCTCAACCCTTTCAAGAACTTCCGTGGCTGTCATATTCTTGCGCTCTGCCAGTAACTTAAAAAGGTCCACAAAGAAAGCTTGCTTGATAGCATCTTCCCGTTTGGCTTCCATCTCAAGGCCCAAACCAATATTGGCATGAGTGTTCAGGGGCTCTATACGATCCGGAGTTCCGGCACGGTAGTACAGAATGCCACCAGGCACTGTCCTGAGAGGGGAAAGGAATCCATCATCAGGTACCATCAAGGGAGGCTCTACAACCTTCTCGGCAGCCCTGATTGTGGTCTCTACCATCTTGTTGAGCAGCTTGATTTCCGGGAGCATCTTAACTCCGATACCCCGGCCATAAGTTTCGTTGGACTCCTTATCCAAGCGGTCTGCCATACAAGGGAGTTCATAGTACCCACCTTCCCGAACAACAAGCTTATCTTTGACAGCAACATAGATCGACTTGAAAGGAAACCGTTGACCCTTGTCAGGATAGATAGCATGAATAAACTCAAAACGTTTATCAATATCCTTGGGTTCCCTGTAAGCCTTTATTACGGAGGGACCAACATTATCTTCCCCGAATTCCTGAACAGCTTGACGAGCTGTATATGTGATATGGCGATAGACCGTATCAATGAGGCCATGGCGGTTTTCCTGATAGACAAAATCAGCAATAAACAAGTTAAGGAAATTGAGGGAAGTCTTTTCTCCCTCTTCAACAAACAGGCAGCCAGAGCCGATAGCTCCCAAGTCTTTGAAATGTTCGAATACTGCCAAGTTGAAATTGCTAACAGCCCTGATAGACAAAATCAGCAATAAACAAGTTAAGGAAATTGAGGGAAGTCTTTTCTCCCTCTTCAACAAAAAGGCAGCCGGAGCCGATAGCTCCCAAGTCTTTGAAATGTTCGAATACTGCCAAGTTGAAATTGCTAACAGCCAACTCCTCATGAAGAATTCTTGTAGCTTCGGAATACCAGGTATTCTCCTCGTCACTGATTTCGGTTTGAGGATTCTGAGGCCGGAGAACAAACCAAGGTGGGGAACAAAGGTGACCATAGAGGCCGGCAGCAAATGTGTCATTGGCATCAATAGCAGTACAAGAGAAGACACGTCCCATTCGGGAGCCCCCTTTAACACGTGGAGCAACTATTCCACCACGCCTCGGGGTTACAAAGGTGCAGACGTCCTCATACAAACTATCCCATTGGGAACGTTCTCCCTTTAACCTGCTATAGCGGTCTATGATTTCCTTTGCTTTCTTTTCCATTATTATTTTCCCAATTCTACCGCTTCAATAGCTCTTTGATATCCTTTCTCATCTCGGTAACCCCCTCCTCGATAGCCTTCATACGACAGTCCCTAGCTTTGATTATCTCATCACAGGTATCCTCATAACGTACACTGCTGGAGAGTTTTTCAAGTTGTTTCTCCATATCCTTGACCTTTCCTTTAAACCCCAACCAGCCCAGGGTGATTCCCACCAGGCCGGAAATCCCACCAACTCCGGGTGCCGTGAGATCATCCAT